TTCAGGAATATCTTTCTTAACTTCAGGAATGTGAATTAGTTTATTTAAACCAACAGAGACAATACCTCTTACACTTCTCTTAACACTTTCTTCTAAAGCAATGTAACCAACCTTATGTTTATTTTTAACAAGGTCATAAGCAATTTCTCTGCAAACCTGTGACTTTCCAGTTCCACTACCTGCACATATTAAATTTAATTCACCTAATCTTATTCCACCTAATTTTTCATTTAAACCATTCCATTGATAAGGAATTGTTTCTGCATAAACATCATTTAATAATAGTTCTTTAGTTTCACTACCTTCAATAATTCCTTGTGGAGTAAATGCTTTAGCTTCGAAGATTGCATCAACTATTTTAGTTTTCTTACCTGCTTGTAATAATTCATTAGCATCTTTGCCTTGCAGTTTAGATATGAATACTTTTTTAACTGGTAATAAAGATGCACATTCAAGTGAAGCCTTATTCCCTGCAATATCATTATCCATCATCAAGATAATTTTTTCGAATTTAGAAATCCATTCCATTTCTCTCTTGATGTATTTCTTTGCTGAAGCTGTACCTGATGGAATAGAAACAACTGGATACTTGTTATTGTTTACTTGTGAAACAGAAAGGCAATCCAATTCACCTTCAGTTATCACCAAAGTTCGTCCACCATCTCTCCAAAGGTTCTGGCCAAACAAGGTAATCTTATCTGTGTCACCAATCCATTTGAAAGACTTGTCTGCAAACCTTAATTTCTGTGCAACCTTGTCGTAGTTTTTGTCATAGTAATTTGCAATATGACAAGGCTTTCCATTGTATTCACCCTGCTCATAATTAAACACTCTACATGTTTCTTCGTTAATACCTCTTTTAATAAGTGGTTCTATAAATCCTGTAATCATATTTGTATTTTTTATTTCTTTAGTTATTTCTGGTAAGTCGCCATTAGTTCTCTGATGCTTATGGCAACCGAAACAATAAGTATGGTTCTCGTAATTAGCGAGATTGTCTCGGCTACCACAATTTTCACAAGGTGAGTGAAAGAGAAATTTGTCTTCAGTCTTGTGGTTCATTGTCCACTAACTCCTGAAGGTCGCTATCATCTGTCAAGCCATCTTGGAATTTGTAACCTTTAATATCTTCGTTAAGTAAATACTCACGCACACTAAAGTTAGGACAAGTTTTGTGTTCATCTAATTCATAGTGACCAACAATCCTTGCGTTAGGATATTTGATAACTAATTCTTCTAAAACTTTTTTTAAACTTTCCCATTGTTCACTAGTAAAGTTATCACTTGGTGCTTTCCAATTATCTTCTTCTGCACCACCTACTAAACATAAACCGAAAGATGTGTGATTGTAGCCACGTACATGTGCTTGAACTTCGTCATCACCTCTACCTTGTTCTACTTCACCATTTCTTCTAATTACTTTTCCATAGCCAATTTTAAGCCAACCATTTTGTCTATGCCATTTGTCAATTTCTTTCGCACCAATGTTCTGACTAGGTCTAGTTTGTGAACAGTGAATTACGATGTAAGTTGTTTCTTGTCTCATTTTTGTAAATCCTTAATTTCTTTTAACCATTCTTTGGGAAAGGTTTGTTTTGTTGTTTGAATACAGTGAAATTTAAAATCAAATAAATTACACCAGTCGCCATACGTAGTTTTTGATTTCTTGCCAATCTTGGTTCTTGCATTTGAAAAGACAAAACGAATATCCATTTTAGGATTTTGTTTCTTAATTGTTTTCATCTTCTTTCTATCGGCACTATTAAAAGCACCTTTAGTCTCAACTATTATTGTGGGGAAAACAAAGTCTGGTGTGTACGTTCTTTTTTGTTCAGGTTGGAAGTAAGTAATCTTTATACCTTCATATTTAAAAGAGCATTTATTCTCAATTAAATGGTTATAAACAACTTCTTCCAAACCTGATTTAAGAACTACTTTATCAGAAATCTTTATTCGCTTGAACTTCTGTCGGTATTTCATTTGTACTTTCTGATTTAGCTTCGTACCCATCTTCTTTATCAAATAGGTTTAATTGTTTGCCTTCGACAAGTTCAATAACTTGGACAGCTTTTATTCTTGCAGTAATTCCTGCACCAAGCATTGGTGTGAAATATGGAACAAGTGAATAAGCAATCTTCATTTTTGAACCACCCCATATCAATGTCGCTGTATCGATAGGATTATTCTTGGCATCAAAAAGTGCAGGTCTCTGTGAAAACTTTTCTTTAGTTTTAAAGTTTGTACCTGTGGCTTTCAGTTTGTATTTAAAGAAAACGTAATCGCCTTCTTCTGTATAAGGAATAGGTGCAGACTTTATTGTCTTTCCCTTATTCTCTTTTTCAGCTTTTATAAGACTGTCATCTATTGCTTGTTTGTATTCACCAAGCATTTTTGATGCGTCTGATTTTTTCACCTTTAAAGTGACCTTATACTCACCTGCTTCGCTAAATTTAACGTCAGGTTTATTTAAGTGTGGATAAATTGCTTCACCCATAGCACTAATTTTGGCATCGTTCATATTGTACTCCTTTTAAGTTTGAGGTTTATGTTGCCATAAGTGGCACTCAATCAAACACATGTGCATAGGTCTAAACACAGAAAAAGACCGATTGTTTTACTTGCTCTAAATCAAGGCTTCCTTTTTCTGGGATATTAGGAAATTTAGCTTGGTTCTTATTTGAACACATAGCTTTCATCTCAACTGCAAAGTTTAATAAAACATCAGTCTTATAAATTTCACAGAAGGCTTCTCTTATTGATTTACTTAATTGAGCTGTATCAGGAGCAACAGAACCAAAGCTATCATGTATTAAACTAAAGTTTGTTACACCTTCTTTATGTGCTTTGACTACTGCCAACTGAAGTAGACTTGCATCTAAACTGTGACAAAAATTTGGGCATATAGATTGTGCAGTTTTTCTTCTATCAATTTCATCAGTATCAGATTGGATAGATAACTTTAAAATACTATCACCCATTTTAGTCTTAACTCTTTTACTTTCTTTTTTGTAACACATCATTTGAACTGGAAGACCTAAAGGTGTTGTCCAAGTAACAGGTAAGTTCTCACTTGCAACTAATCTAGAAATATCTTTTAGAAATTTCATAATTTTTTTAGCACCAACTATTACATCATTTATAGATTGCCAAAGTATAGGTGTTAAAAAGTTAGATGCTTTAAATAAGTCTTCACCAAATTCATGTGGAACATTTTTCTCTTTAAATTGTTTTTCAACATGGTCATGTATATATCTTCTGCAAGAAAACATCGTTAAAGAGTAAGGTAAACACATCACTGGTTTCTTACATAACTTCCTATCAATCCCATAGTTGAGCCATAGTTTTGCCAGTGCGTGTGGATTATCTTTTAGTTTAGCAATTAGTTTTTCTGCAACTAATCCATAGACATCATTAGGTTTATTAGATGGAACTAAATTAGTGGCTCTACCACCTACTTCATCTCTCATCATTGCCGAATAGTGTTGTAACCCACTATTAGAACAATCAGATTGAATAGGTAATGTAGTTACAAATGCACTATCAAAATCAGTATTAGCAAAGTCTTTGTATTCAAAACAAAATGCTAAAAATGAAAAAGGTTTATCTGCATCTGCCCACCATGTGTCTTCTAATGGGTTGTTAGCTGTACTAATTATTTTAGCACTATTATCAATCACCCATTGTCTTCTTACAGATAATTCTTCTTTATCAGTTTCACCAAACAAGTTAGCACCTGCAACTGCAAAACTATTAAATGCTTCATCTGTTGCCATTGGCTTTCCATATTTAAATTTAAGTAATGCTCTAGAATAATCTGCTGACTGTGGAGACAACATACTTGGAACTGGATAAATCCTTCCCCTAAAGTCTAACTGATAAGGATAGAAAAATTCCTTCCTATCTTTTAATTGTCTAGCTTCTTCTACAATCTGATTTACTTGTATAAATTTAGATTTAGTTTTTGCTCTAGCTTGATAAACCATTGATGCTTCTCTTTTCCATTTCTTTAAAGCATCTTCATTAGTAGCAATATCC